GTGTAAGTATATGCAGTTCCTGGTGAAGTTACTACAATCGAAGAAACTGTTCCTGCAGCGGAAACATTAGCAGTTGCAGTTGCTCTTGCCGTTGTGCCATAACCAACTGGTGTAGCAATACTGACAGATGGAGCTTCTGCATATCCAACACCACCATCAGAAATAACTATATCTGTAATTGTACCTGCAATAGAAACAACAGCAGTTGCAGAAGCACCAACAATCCTATCTTGAGATGCTAAAATTATATTTTGTGTGTTTAAAAGAGTGTTGTTCTCTTTTTCAGAATCAAAGAAAGTTCTTACACTTTCTACATAAGCAACTGTAGAAGCAACTCCGACAGGTTGGATTACATTTGTTGTTGGATATACTAGAGCAGAATTTAAAACTCTACTCTTACTTACATATTGTCCATCGATGAATGTGTCTGCAGATTGTTTACACCAAGTAACTGTTCTAAAGTTGTTGGGATCTCCATCAACTCCAGATCCCTTGTAAGCATTAGTGTTGGCAGTGTCAGAAGAAACTATATCATCAACGAATCTAGTGTCCTGTCCTTTAATTTGTAAGGTGTCGCCCTCTTTTACTGTTTCTAAGACATCATTAAATGCTACATCAACGTCACCACTTCCTTTATAGAAGAGAATCTTGCACTTATCTCCAGAATAATATCCATCAAAGGAAGGACCTTTTGGTGCCTCTGAGAATATTATCGTGCTTCCTCCAGTAAAGTCATATCCTTCGCCAGGAACTTGAAGAATATCATTCAAGAATACTAAAATTGTTGATTTAACATCAATTTGGGAACCAGTTGCCGCTCTAATAGTTAATGGAGAACCATTTCTAGAAATTGTAAATGACTTTCTAATTCCATCAAACGATCCTTCAATTACGTCAAGAGGTTCTAATTCGCCAAAATGCCATCCAGAGAACTTATCGTTTTCAACTCTTTCAATTGTGAGTTGGAATTCTTCAAATGTTTTTGATGTATCTGTTGGAATTCCTGTAGAACCACCAACAGGAATAGTCAATATTTGATTTACGTCATATCTATAACCAAGATTTTTAATTTCAAAATCAATAACACTAGAACCTTGTCCAACAGTAATATCTACAGTTGCTTCGGTTCCAACACCTGAAGGAGAATCTGAACTATATTCTAAAGGAATATTTGAATATGAAAGAGGAGAATCAAATATTACGATAGGTGGATTGGATGACGTATATCCAACTCCAGGGTTTGTGATAGCGACGCCAGTGATGTGTCCGTCACTTATAGTCGCTGTACCAATATATTCTATAGACTGAATATCCGTATTTTGAGTTGTAACTCCAACATTAACAGTCTGAGAACCAGATCTATAACCAGAACCACTATTTCCAATACTAACTGAAGAAATTGTTCCTGCAATAGAAACTACCGCAGTGCCTCCCGCAGAAACAAGAGGTTGATAACCAAGTCCTCCAGTAGAACCAACAGAAATAATAAGTCCACCAACTGGAATACTTGCATTATTGGGATCATATGCTACAGATGTAGCAGTTCCAGCAAATGTAATACTAGTAATTCCAGTTTCTTCTTCTAAACTGTAGTCCTGAATAATTTCTAAAGTTCCTGTTGGACCTTGGAATATTCCATTGATTAATACAACAGCGTTGTTTGTACTAAATCCTGCAATATTGCTTCCATTTGATGTAAGAGAGAAAGTTTTTTCGGTAGCATCAAATTCTTGAGAAATATCGTCAAAGATATAATTATTGCTATAAGTTTCATTTGAACTATTTTCTGCAGCAGATCTTAAGAACGTTCTTCCTTGGAATGTGGAGAATGTTGTAATGCCAGTCCAATCTCTCTCGTCAGGAGCATTTGTTGTGCTACTAACTGGAGTTGCTCCTCTAGGTGCAGTAATAAAATTGAGAGTGTTATTTACAATATTATAATCACCCGTAATCTTGGTAACGACATCACCTAAGGAATGTGTTGCAATTCCTGTTCCCATCCAGGCACGATTTACGAGCATAGCAGTAGCACTGCCGCCATATCCAACAGTATTAATTTTTAAAATTTCATTATTAATTTGAATCAAATCTCCGCCAAAGAAAGAAGTAACGCCAGTTACTCTTAAAATATCAGAACCTCTAGTAAAATTAGTGCTAAGTCCCGTTGTAACAGATGTTGCAACAATTGGTGATTGAATTTGATTGTCTAAAGCAATTAAACATTTTGTATTTTGATTTTTAGAAGTAAGTGTATGGAATGTTCCTACACCAACTGCTGTAATATCAATAGGAACAGGAGTTGATTTTAATGCATTTTCTGCAGTTTCTGCAAGTCTAATTTTTCTATCGCTGACTTTAATTGCATAGACTTTAGTTGTAGATAGTCCAACTGGTGGAACTGTACTTCCTCCGGTATAGGAATATATAAGTTCTTCTCCACTTACAAAGAAGTGTCCAGGAATAATAATGCTGTCATCATCAATATCAATAACATTAGAATCACTTGCATCAAAATTTCTTTGGAAGATTTGTCTTCCTTCATGACGCATATTAAATGCTCTCTTAACATCAATTTCAGTTCCTTCATAGTATCCAAAACCTGCAGAGATTGTGCCGGTATTTAAATTCAATTCACTCGCAGATCTATCTGTCGCATCAATCAACTGAATTGCCATTTGGAAAGTTCTTACTTGGACATCAATTCCGGCAAGAGGAGTAAATACCACACTTACATCATCTGCACCCCTTTCTGCTCCAATTGTTCCAAGTCCAACGGCAGTTTTTACATTTCCATATTCTGTCAAGTATACATCGGTAGAATCATTTGCTACAATCACTTCTGCCATTTCATATCGATTATTCGTAGTATCTTCTATACTAATAAGAACATACGAACCACTATGTTCATCACCTTCAACTAAATCATATTTTGCAATCGTGTTTATTCCAGGTGATCCTGAAGCAGAAATTCTAGTAACTTTAGAATTGAGATGTGCAATACAAATATTGTCCGAAGTTCCAATTTCCAGAGTTGTTCCAATTCCTACACTTGTTGTACTTGCAAGAGAAACCATCATAGATTTCACTGTACAAGCAATTCCTGCCTTTGGATTAAAGGTAACATTAAGATTTCCTGAAGAAATAGAAGCACTATATGTACCTAAACCAGATGATCCATATGATTCTGCAGAATCAGTTGACATTTGTCCATATTCTAAAGCTTGAACATCTGTACCATCATGAATAATGTTAAGTTCATCAGATTCAATAATTCCAGAATCTGAATCAATTTCAACCAGTAATTTTGATGTTCTATATGTTGTTGCTATCGAAACAATATCAGTTGGAGAAGATATTGAAGTAACAGATGTTGCAACAATATTTGCAACATCGCCAAGAGTTGTTGAACCTATGCCAATTATTGCTCTGTCTAATTCAAAACTTGCCAAAGAAACATTATAATCATTAAATCTGTATTTTGTTGGGTAGAACAATACTTGTCCTTGAGAACCAAGAACATTAAAATCAAAACTTCCAAGATCAGAAACAGTTTCGACTCTACCATATTGGTTGATTGCAGAACGTGCGTTTGAATTTATTATCGATACAAACATCGTCTGCCTTTCGTCCGTATATATCCTATCAGTTACTAAGGTAAAGAATTTTGCAACTCTAGTTGTTGCATCAAATCTATGGACAACAGCAAATCTTTCTGGTCTTGGAAGACTATTAAACTGAGGGCTAATATCATCAATCGTTAATACTCTGTTGCCGAAAGACTCAAAATAATCAGTTAAAACTCTAGAACTGAAATATATTTCGTCCGAAAGAGATCTTCCATTATTTGCTAATACATTTTCAGTTACTAAGTCAAAGTCAGAATAGCAGTTGATATTAATTACTTCGCTTATATCAGTAACAATATCTACTGTGCTACCAGTATAATCCGAATACACTCCAAGATAATTTTCATCTTGAGATTCAATAACCAAATCACTGAATTTTAAGAACCCAGCGGTATGATTTAAAGAACTTACTGCATCATCCCAAGTTTCAAGAGAAACTTTAGATTTGAGTGAGTATGAGAAGTTTTGATAATAATCATTATCAGGAAGTCTCTCAGAATTTAAGTTCAATACTCCAGTTTGCTTTTCCCATCCTTTTTTAACGATAGAAGATGATTTAGTTAAAACTTCCGCATCAAAATCAATTTTATTTGATATGATGCCTCTGGTTCTAGATGTTTGTCCAACAACAAGTTCGCCAACATTAAAGTCCTCAGTAGTAGAAACCTTTAATGTGTCAATTTCATTATTCCAACTTTCAACTTCACCAATACTTCCATTAGAAGTAACTTTTTCTCCAAGAACAAAGTTATTTTTAATAAGTTTTATATCAAATTGAGGGAAATCTTTTTCTGGAACAATCTTACCAGAAGAATTAATTGCATCAAAGTTGCCAGGATAAATTCCTTCATCAAGGTATCCATCTAAACTGTAAGTTACAACACCGACATTACCTCCAAGAGGAATGTGTACCTTAGACAAAGTGAATAATGAATATCCATAAAGGGAAGAATTATATCCATAACCTGTGCTTCCAACTCCAACACTTACATTTTCAATAAGAACTCTGTCCCCAACACTAAATGGTGCAGATGTACTATATGATGTATTGAGTCCTACTGTGACTTCTTTTGTTGTGGTGTCATAGGTGATTGTTTTAATTCTCACTCCATTAGTATTGGAAGTAGGAATAATAGTAGGAGTTGTGTTACTTAATCCATAGGTATTATTATAAATTGTTACTTCTGTATCGCCTAAATTGTATCTAATATCAACATCATTATCTTGTTTGCCAGTTAATCCATCAAGAACAACTAAGTTTGGAGATAAACTATAATTGTGTCCTGCAGAACTAATTCCAATTTTTCCAAAAGACGCCAAAGATTCAACAGTTAAAACTTCTGGCAGATTTAAGACAGGTCTTAACGTATTGTCTGAAGGATAATCAAATCCAATTCCATGTATTTCAGTTTTGAGTACTCTTCCAATAGAAGAACTGGATGTTTCTAGGATTGCATTACTACCTACAGAAGATGTGATTGTTGAAATTGCAACAGGATTTTTGTAATTAGATCCTTTGTAAGTAAACTGTATTTCATTGATAGCACCGTATACAGATTCTGAGTTTGTGCTATAAGTAACGTTTGAATTAGTTGAAGTGTAAGAAGATACTTCAGGAACTTGTGGTAGATTATATGTAAAGACTGTTGTACTTCCTATTCCAGCAACGGAGAATGTTCCAGAATATACACTATCAAGTATTTCAATTTCGCTATTTCCCCAAACCTCATCATCAACTACTGGTTCAGATTTGAATCCAGAAACAAACTCTTCGTTAACAGGACTAAACTTATAATAAAGTTTTTCTGGAATATTGTCATTAATGACAATATTCAAAGCGGCATCAGCAGATACGCCTACTGTACCAGTTCTAGATACTTCAAACGTTTTGCTCTTACCACTTGACTCAAATTCATTAGTAAAATCTTTATCACTATAAATTTTCAGATTAAATGCCGAGTATAATGTTGCATTATTAAGGGATGATAAGGATGAATCAGAGAGATCGAATTTGAGTGTATTTCCTCTGTATGCATTTACTCTTGGATTAACTGCGGATAATGTTCCTGCCGAAGCAGATGAAATATCAACAACTTCTGGAGTAAACTGTACAGATTGATATCTATTCCTGCAAAGTCTTACTTTGTTTTTTGTAACTCTGCGGATGTAATAAATTCCATTATCATTAAGTCCTCCTGATGGAGTTGATGCGGTATGAATTACCTTATCCCCATTTTCAAATCCATGATCAGTAATCTCAATTGTATTTTCAGATACGTCAACATTTCCTGATGTGAATGTTTTGGGATTAAATGTAAATCTTCTATTATAATCCGAATACTGAACCGTAATGGTTTGTGTTACTCCTGGAGTAACATTAACTTTCACAGTATCTTTAAGTTTCAACCCATGAGTTGATGCAGTGGATACTGTTACAATATTCTTAGAAGCTTCGGCATTTACAACATTTCTTTTTAATGTTGTAAAACTATGATTAACTCCTGTACCAATTCCTGTAAAATATAAAAGTCCGCTGTTTGCTGTGGTGCTTGCAATACCAACAAAAGTACCGGTACTTCCAAGTCCTACTTTAAAGGTAGATATGCCAATTAAATCTTTAGATACTCTTGCAATGAAGAGTGGCGTACCATTTCCAATTCTATATGTAGTAACACCAGTTGGATCAGTTGCTACCTCAATTGACAGTCCATCATTGTTTTCATATCTTACAGTATCTCCAGTATTGAGTTGGTGATTTGGTAAATATGCAGTTCTGGTTGGGACATATAATTGAGTTATTCCAGCACCTGGATTAGAGAAAGAAATTGTGGTTCCAATTCCAACACCAGATAGAGTTCCAATACCAAGAGATTCTGCTGGATTGAAATAAAACTCTTTATTTAATTCAAATACAACATCATTCTCTGGGGTAGAAGTAAATGTAAACTTCCTAGTATTTTCTTCTAAAATTGAGGTAGCAGTATGTGCAGAAGAAACTGTTCCTTCTACACTTCTGAGAACTCTAAGTCTAGAATTTAAAATATCAACATTAAGAACTTTTATCTTCTCTGTACCAATACCTAAAATATCATTTTCTTTAATTGCAAGAAGTTCATTTCTAAGTTGTCCAGAAACATTAAAGTAAGTAATGATTCCAGTTTCTCCTGCCGTTCCAACTCCAGATGTCAAACTAAAAGTTTCTGACGAAACACCGATGGTAAAATTTCTTTGAAGACTATTAATCGAAGTGTTAAATCCTGATAATGACACCAAATCAGAATTGTTGAGATTATGAGGAGAAGTTGCAAATGCAACAAAAGAACCAGTAGCATTGTATGGAGCAATTTCTAAAGAAGAAACTGTTGTAGAAGCAACACTAATAGAATTTACCTCTTTTCCGCCAACTTTAGAAACCCTTGCTTTTGCTTGTTGGACTCCATTTAAGGATGCAAATTCAATCTTATCATTTACTTGATAATTATTTCCGCCAGTAACAATGCCAATATTGTCGATAGAACCTCTTGATACTGCATTAATTTCTACAGTTTGTGTTCTTACTTTATTTGGTTGATAAAGGAATTTATATTCAACAGTATCGTCCTTTAAGAGATATGGAGAAGTATTTCTAAACCATTCAGACGATTGCAAGTCATAAGAATTTTGATTTGAATTGGTATCAAAATTGAATGAATTTGGTTTTGACTTAAAAGTATTGCCAATCAAATATGGGAATACTGGAAGTTTATAATTTGCAAAAGCACCGTCATTCTCAACACCAACTGGACTTACGGTTGCAAAATATGCATAAACGCCGTTTGGATAATCTGGTGTTATGCAGAAACGTCCATTGTGCTCATCAAGATCTCCAGAATCTGTAAATTGGTAATCCTCTACAAAGAATCCTAATGTGAATCCACCTGGGCGATTTGGTTTTGAAACCTTTTCATATCCAGATTCCATTGTCTTGACAATACCGCCAGACTTTGTAGTGAATCCATTTGGACCATATATTGGATTTCCATCATATGCCCACCCAATGATTGGAGAATGGTATCGAGAACCTACTTCTTCTCCACTAACCTTTTGAATGTCAAAGACTCCATATTGAACTTGATTGTCCTGACTCTTTCCAAAGATACTCTCTCTAAGTTTTCTTGGAGCATAAAGATGAGAATATTGAATTCCATAGTCTTCGTTAGTTGAAGTCGTCAAAACTCCATCATCACTAGATAAAATTTCAAGATATTTTTCAAAAAAATTAACTGTCCACTTTTGAATTTCTCCCTTAAATTTGGCACCAGAACCGCTAGATATTACATCAATGGTTGTTGTATCATCATATCCAGTTCCTGGAGACTCAACTTTAACGTTCAGGATTCTTCCATTACTTAAAACAGGAACAAGTTTGGAATAATTGCCGAGTCCATTTACCACTAAGTCTGGAGGAGAATTATATCCAACGCCTTGATTGAGTACAAGAACTTCTTGAATTCTTCCATTGCTTATAATAGGGAGAAGTTCTGCCCCAGAGCCACTTTCTGTATTGAAAACAGGTTGTCTATCATATCCAATAATTGTTGATGCACCATAACCAACACCACCATCAGAGACATTGATTGAATCAATTTCTCCTCTGAAAATGGGTTGTGCAATAGCATTGAAGTCTTGTCCTGAGAATGTAGTTACTCCAATCTCTCCGACAATTTGAACACTAATTGGTTCATAATTAAACGTGTGTGTGCCAGAACCAGTAGAAGTGAAATCAATGTACTGATTTGTATTGTAATAGAAAGATTTTGCAGTTGTGCCTACACCAACAGAAGAAAGTTTAAAGTTATTCTCGTCAACTTTAGTAATATAATAAGTAGAACCATCAGTGACTCCACCAATGGCAGTACCAGTAGAAGTATACTTTAATATCTCTCCAGAATTGTAACCATGATTTGTAATATTAATTTGATTTAGCGATGTGCTAATTCCAGCAATAGAAGTGGTTCTTTCTTTGTTTTGATAATTTGAACCAGAATTATCAACAACAATGTTAGAAACTATTCTCTTTTTAAGAATAGCTTCAATTCTATGAACCCCAGAACTGTATCCAGTAATAGACACAGTATTCAGTCCAACAATTGCATCCTCTTCTCTTTCAAAAAGTTTAATTGTCGATGCATCAACAGTTTTTACATAATACTGAGCATCCGTTGTTAATCCGGCGATTCCTATTTGTCCGTCCGTTCTATAAATTACTTTTTCTGCATTTCTAAATTTGTGATATGTAGAAAATTCAATTGTGTTATTGTCAACCGAAACATCAGTGCCAGTAGAAGATGAATTGAATGAAACTGAATGAATTACTTGAGTCGTATTAACAGATGCAGTAGCACCATTTCCATTGCCACCAGTTATTCTTACCGTTGGTTCGGAAACATAATCAAAACCAGGATCAATAATTTCAATTCTCTCTAATTTACCAATCACAGAACATGTTGCGGTTGCACCAGTTCCAACTTTATCAGTTATATTTAAAATAGGTGGATTTATAACATCAAATCCCGTTCCTTTTGATGATACGCTAACTCCTTCTAAAACTCCATAGTATACTACGTCTTCGGACTTATAGTTTAAAACTTCTACACCATTGACAAGAATGCCAGTTTTACCTGGTTCCGTTGTATAGTTACCACTCTTGTTATCAGGACTTTTGATTTCTCTCAAAAGATGCTGATGTTCTATGTCTTTGCCATAGAAATTTTTATCATATAGTGCGTTTGAAGTTACAATTCCAGACACAGAAACATAATTTTCATTGTATAGATTTGCCTGACTTAATGAAAGTTTAAAATTATCGGAATCTATTCTTTTTATGTAATAAATTCCCTCTTCAATGTCAAACCCACTGGTAATGTCAAATCCAAAAGATGGATCCTGATAGGTATATTTCTTATAGAAAACGGCATCACCGGATTGATATCCATGATCAGATACATTAAAAGTATCTCCACTATAAGAACCATCAAGAACTACTTTCCTATCCTTAATAGTTAATGGAGTGTCGTTGTATCTTGGTAAAGAAGATGATGCTACAAGTAAATCCTGATTAAATTTTACATATGTATTTTGTACATCTGCACAATAATTTTCAATATATGAAAATCTTGATGATATAGGATTGACTAAAGGTTTTAATAAAACTCTTTCTACTGTAAATGTTTTTCCTCTAAGTTCTCCTTGTCCAGCAATTACGAAACTATTTTCGTTGATTACGTCAATAATTTTACCAGTAGAAGATACTGAATTAGAATCATTAACAGCAATTACATCACCAACCTTAAAATTATTTTTAGAATATGTGGTTATTGTAAATGAAGGAACAGATTCATCAGAAATAACTGCAGATTTTACTTCAAATGTATTTGCAATATTATACAACCAACTATCTACTTTTGGACTAGATGTTGTTATGCCAAGAGATTTAATCTTTGCAGTATCGCTCTCTGTAAAATAATAAGTTCCAGATGCAATAACTGGTTCTGATAAAACAGAACCAATTCTCATGTCAACTCTATTTGCAGTACCAACTCCAACATACCCATAAGCATGTGCATTGAGTCTTAAATCGGATTCTGAATTAATTTGAGAATCAACTCCAATAGTAGTTGTATTTGCAACACCAACCCCAAAAAACTGATTTATTGATTTTGAAGAATATCTTAGTGTACCAGTTGTTCCAGAAGAATATGTAGCAACAAGTTCTCCAGAATCTGGGAACCCAACTGTAGAATCTACATCAATAATAGATGAACCACTTGATACTTGAGTAATAACTTTTGTTTTTGGATGAACCGAAAAATCGCCAAGAACACTTCCATCAAAAGTAATATCTTTAGAATAGTCAAAATCAACACTTAACTTATAGAAAGTTTTATCATTATAAGTTAGTTTTTCTACATCCGAAATTGATGCATATGACTTTTCAATGTTATAATCATTGTACTCATCTTGAAACAAAGTTTGGTTTACAAGTTTTGAGGGATCACCAGAAATTGCCTCAACAACTAAATCTTTAGTTACTCTATATTGAGCATCAGAAGGGCGAAATAAAAACTCTTTAGGTTTAATTACTTCTACATCTTCGCCATAGAGAGCTCCAAATAACATTTTGAAGGACTCATTTGTTCCTTTTGCTTTATAGAAGTCTTTAGATCTGGATACAAAAAGCCTTTGATTTACCTCAGATGAAATATCTCTGTTCTGAAATCCTGGAGAAAATTGATACTTGACTTTAGTAAGAAATTCTTCAAGGAGAAGAGCACTCAGGTTTACGATTTCTGTACCTTGAGTGTGATTTGCAATTTCAGATTCCGAGAATGTAAGTTTATCGGTAGAATCTAGGTTTCTATATGAAGTTACGCCACTAAAACCTCTTATACAACCAGTAAAAGATCTATTAGTCTTTCCAGTATACAGAATGATTTCATCGTCAATCTGAATTAATCCGTATCTTTCTGGAAACTGATATGTTCCTAAAACATTATTTGCAATGTCAAATTCCGCTGTGATAGTGGTGTCTGCAAACGATATATCACTAAGCAACTTAGTGGAACTTGCATTGCTCGTCAGAGTTTCAAGTTTTAAATATTGATCTATATTTTGAATTAAATCAACAGAAGCACCAGGATATTCCTGTGAAATATAATATTGCTTTAAAAATTCTACAATTAAAGGAAAATCTTCCCTAGCAAAAGCTGGGAGTTGATTCTCTACAATATCCTGAATCTGTACTCTTTTTAAATCTGTTGATATCATCTTACGACATTAATAGTTTTGAGAAAATGTGGCGCTCGTTGTTTGTGTTGTAGTTGATGTAGAACGATTAGTTCTTGCAACAACTCTTCCACGAACTAAACTTCCATTTGCATAACTTGAAGATACAATATAATTTGAACCCGAAATATCATTACCAGAAGAAATTCTATCCGAAATAGAAGTAATGGATGTGTTATTAATATCTAGTTGCAAATAAAGATCCTGCAATCCAATAACATCATTAGAATAAGGTACTGCAGATATCTCAATAAGTGGGAAACCTCTATTCAATAATGTTGATGTTATATTGATAGGATTGAGTTTGATTTCACCTTTAATATAATCAATCGTACCGACGTTTCTCCTTACAATTACTGGTTGAGTTGGAGAATCTAATCTAAACAAATTAACAACACCAGTTTCAAGTCCCATGTTTGGAGTATCTGAGAGATAAACCACTCCAGGTATTCCGCTTACACTAAATCCAGAAGATTTAATGTTGTATCCAGCTCCATATGCTGGAGAATGTCCATGGTTTTTGATATAAAATCTATTACCAAAACAAATTTCATATTCAGCAAAACTATTTAATACCACTCTCAAATCCCTTCTCATAACAATTGTAGTGATATTGGAGGTGATAGCATCAACACTATCATCAATCAGTTTTAAGAACTTACTGTACTTGAATCTTGCTCCAAATTTGTTTAATTCACTTGAGTTGGCATATCTGTCCACATTATTACTTACAACGCTTGTAACGGCGCTTGCAGACTTAGCCAGGTTGTCGTTATAATATGCCTTAACCGTTGGTTCAATATAAAGATATTTTAAGTCAATAATTTCAGGTACAATTCCTGCAACAGAATACTGTTTTAAATCTCTCTTGATATTATCCTTAATTAAGTTTGATAAGTATGCACCATTAACTGGTTTGATACTAATATAAACTTTACCAAATTGTGGTGGATTTAACTCTTCACCACCAAATACAGAAATTGATTCAGTTTCTGGATATACTGAAGGAACTAATGCTTCATAATCTGCTGCAGTAACTGCTCTATTCTGAGATGAATAGATTCTTGATGCATACTTCTTAATAGAATCAATTCCTTCAATATTAGAACCACCAAATGATGGAGTATTTGTCGTGATTAATGAAATACCAGAGTTAACCGCAATTGCTTCTCTTGAAGATGTTAACTTTCCAATAAAGTTAAACTGAGAGAAGTTATTGCCATCTTCCCCATTATTCACGAGATATGATACTTCAATGTAATTTGGTGCTTCTAATTTCTTACCAAAAACACCATCACCAAAAATTAATTCATATCTTTCATCTTCAATCTCTTGAACCCAGAATACCGGAGATTCTGAACTAACGGCAAATAAGCTATCTGCTTGTCTATATTTTCTACTAATGTCAGAGAATTGGTTTGGTTTTACAGCAACTCTAATTGATGAAGTATCAATATTAGAGTTTGGAAGAATAAATCTCTGATTTGGTGTTAATGTATCAAAGGTAAAGTTAGTCGTTACATAAGTTCCTTCATAAACATCAATGTTATCAAATGATGCAACATCATCTAAAACAGGAACAGTAACATCATCAAGTAGAGAGAACGTGTAGTTTTCATTACCAAAGACATTTGTAGAGGTTACAGAGCCTTTATTCAGAACAATAACTTCTGGTTTTGTTGTATATGTCGATACATCTACAAAGAAAGATATATTTGCTCTTGCTGATTTTTTTGATCTTGGTACATATCCAATATTACGCGCAAGGGAGACTACATTCTCTCTGAGAGTTGCGCTATCAATAAACACCTCATTTGATACCATGTTGGCATTGTATGAGGTGATATACGTATTATATGCAAGCACATCAATGATTGCAGATAAATTAGAACCCTCAAAGTCGTAATCAGTAAAATTTGAGTTGGTTCTAAGATAATCCTTAATCGATTTCTTTATCTGATCGAAGTCTAGATTTGCAAAGTTAACTAGTGGCATTATCGTGTTGGCTGTAATGCAAATGACAATTGTTGTGGTTGTGCATCAATCCCAACAAT